GCAAAAGCAGGCAAACCATTTGAATGGATGTCAATCCGACTTTACTTTTCTTAAAAGTGCCAGCGCAAAATGCAATAAGTACCACATTCCCTTATACTGGAGATCCCCCATATAGCCATGGAACAGGAACAGGATACACCATGGACACAGTCAACAGAACACATCAATATTCAGAAAAAGGGAGGTGGACAACAAACACAGAGACCGGAGCACCCCAACTCAACCCTATTGATGGACCATTACCTGAAGACAATGAGCCGAGCGGGTATGCACAAACAGATTGTGTATTGGAAGCAATGGCTTTCCTTGAAGAATCCCACCCAGGACTCTTTGAAAACTCATGTCTTGAAACGATGGAAGTTGTCCAGCAAACGAGAGTGGATAAGCTGACCCAAGGTCGCCAGACTTATGACTGGACATTGAATAGAAACCAGCCGGCTGCAACTGCTTTGGCCAACACCATAGAAGTATTCAGATCGAACGGTCTAACAGCCAATGAGTCAGGAAGGTTAATAGATTTCCTCAAGGACGTAATGGAATCAATGGATAAGGAAGAAATGGAAATAACAACACATTTCCAGAGAAAGAGAAGAGTGAGGGACAACATGACCAAGAAAATGGTCACACAAAGAACAATAGGGAAGAAGAAGCAAAAGCTGACAAAAAAGAGCTACCTAATAAGAGCACTGACACTGAACACAATGACAAAAGATGCTGAAAGGGGAAAATTGAAAAGACGAGCGATTGCAACACCCGGAATGCAAATCAGAGGATTCGTGCACTTTGTCGAAGCACTAGCAAGGAGCATCTGTGAAAAACTTGAGCAATCTGGACTCCCCGTTGGAGGGAATGAGAAGAAGGCTAAATTGGCAAATGTTGTGAGAAAGATGATGACTAACTCACAAGACACAGAGCTCTCCTTTACAGTTACCGGAGACAACACCAAATGGAATGAGAATCAGAATCCTCGAATATTTCTAGCAATGATAACATACATCACAAGGAACCAACCTGAATGGTTTAGAAATGTCTTGAGCATTGCCCCTATAATGTTCTCAAATAAAATGGCGAGGTTAGGAAAAGGATACATGTTCGAGAGTAAGAGCATGAAGCTACGGACACAAATACCAGCAGAAATGCTTGCAAACATTGACTTGAAATACTTCAACGAATCGACGAGAAAGAAAATTGAGAAAATAAGACCTCTACTAATAGAGGGCACAGCCTCATTGAGTCCAGGGATGATGATGGGCATGTTTAATATGCTAAGTACGGTCTTAGGAGTCTCAATCTTAAATCTTGGGCAGAAGAGGTACACCAAAACCACATACTGGTGGGATGGGCTCCAATCCTCTGATGATTTCGCTCTCATAGTGAATGCACCAAATCATGAGGGAATACAAGCAGGAGTGGATAGATTCTATAGGACTTGCAAGCTAGTTGGAATCAACATGAGCAAAAAGAAGTCTTACATAAATCGGACAGGAACATTTGAGTTCACAAGCTTTTTCTACCGCTATGGGTTTGTAGCCAACTTCAGCATGGAGCTGCCCAGCTTTGGAGTTTCCGGAATTAATGAATCGGCTGACATGAGCATTGGAGTTACAGTGATAAAGAATAATATGATAAACAACGACCTTGGACCAGCAACAGCCCAGATGGCTCTTCAGCTGTTCATTAAAGACTACAGATACACCTACCGATGCCACAGAGGTGATACACAAATTCAAACTAGAAGATCATTTGAATTGAAGAAGCTGTGGGAGCAGACCCGCTCAAAGGCAGGACTGTTGGTTTCAGATGGAGGGCCGAATTTATACAACATCCGGAATCTTCACATTCCAGAAGTTTGCTTGAAGTGGGAGTTGATGGATGAAGATTACCAGGGAAGACTGTGTAACCCTCTGAACCCGTTTGTCAGTCATAAGGAAGTTGAATCCGTCAACAATGCTGTGGTAATGCCAGCCCATGGTCCGGCCAAGAGCATGGAATATGATGCCGTTGCAACTACACATTCATGGATTCCCAAGAGAAATCGCTCCATTCTCAACACTAGCCAAAGGGGAATTCTTGAGGATGAACAAATGTACCAGAAGTGCTGCACTCTATTCGAGAAATTCTTCCCTAGCAGTTCATATCGGAGGCCAGTTGGAATTTCCAGCATGATGGAGGCCATGGTGTCTAGGGCCCGAATTGATGCACGGATTGACTTCGAGTCTGGAAGGATTAAGAAAGAAGAATTTGCTGAGATCTTGAAGATCTGTTCCACCATTGAAGAGCTCGGACGGCAAGGGAAGTGAATTTGGCTTGTCCTTCATGAAAAAATGC